GAGCCTGGTCATCCTGAAGGAGCTGGTTCGTGACGGTATAGCCATCCGCGTAGTCATAGACCTTCGCCGTTTCCAGCGACGTCGTGAACGACGACTCAGGCTTCCGCACGTCCGTCTCATCATCTCCTGTGTTCTCCGGGACGATCGCTGCACCCCGCTGAATCGCAAGGACCTGGAGGTACTCGAACGCTCCGGACGTCGTGCCCGTCGAGATCAAGTCCAAGAGCGTGAGCTCGGGACGCACGACCTGGTCGACCATCGGCAGGCGCACATTCTGCAGGTGCGCCAGGTCCGTGCCTAGGGCGACGGCCTTCTTGAACAGGCGCATCTCCTTGAGCGAAGCCACCCGGGAACCCGGGATATCCACGTGCATGACGCGGGCGCCGGGGTCCGGATTCGCGGCCTTGAACGCCAAATAGCCCTTCGCCTTGACGAACCGGCTACCGAACGACGAGCCCTTCGCGTGCGTGTCCTCCTCGGCGTCCCCGGCATCGGGTGCGCCGCCGGCGTCCAGGAGGCCGGTGAGGCGCTCGGTGTTCGCCTGGGCGGCCTTCATGCGAGTCTTGAGGGCCTCCGCCTGATCCAGGGCCTCGTCGACGGACTTCTGCTCCGCCTCGGTGAGGTCACGGTCCTCGGTGGTGGCCGCGGTGATGATGTCCTGAGCCGCCTTGACGTGCTGCTCCAGGAGGGACTGCATCCCCATGAGAGTCTCCAATCAGAGAGTCAGGGCCCGGAGCCGCCGGGCGGCGGTTTCCAGATGCCCGTTCTTGCAGGCATCGGAGTCAATAGGCTCGCGCGTCCCGGTGTCCGCGAGCGCGCCGGCATCAGCCGGCGGTGGTGTAGTGCGGGCGGGGCGTTCCCCGGCCTGCTCCTTGAGGGCTTTCACGGAGACGATTTCGGTCTCCTGGTTCATACCGATCGGGCAGATCGAGACCTCGAACAGGTCGAGCTTGCGCAGCTCGTAGTACCAGTCGTCCTCCGTCTCGACGAAGGCCCCTTCCTTCACATCGAACGCGAAGGACATCTGTCGGACGCGGCCCTCCTTGAGGAGGGCCGCGACGCGCTTCCCGAAGTCTGTGGACTCATCCACGGGCCCCTGGACGAGAAGACCGTGGTCGTCCTCGACGGCCGACGTCGTCAAGCCGAGGTTCGCGAACGGGTCAGAGACCGAGTGGTTCCAGTAGATCGGGACCCCGGCTCCACCTTGCGGGTACTTCTCCTGCAGCGTGTCGGTGAACGCGCCCTTGACGATCATGTCGCCGCCGAGGTCGACGTTGCCGAAGACCGCGGCGTACCCGGTGAACATGGTCTGCCCAGTAGCCTCATCGGTCGCGGCCTTCACAGCGACGTCAAACGTCTTCTTGAGCACCGTCGGCTCCCTTCTCGTCCTGGGTGTCCGTGTTCTCCGCCTCGTCTGCCTTCGCCTGGGCCTGACGGACGTCGGCCTCGGCTTCCGATTCGTCGCGCAAGGTGACGGGCAGGAGCCCGGTGTGCCGGATCGGCGGTATCCCCACGGCTTCCCTGGACTCGTCCGGGTCGAACCCTGAGCGGATCAGGATGCCCACTGAGTTCGCGGCCTTCGCCATGTCATCGGGGCTCATTACGCTCCGCGACGCCTCGGTCGTAGTCGTTCCCTCGTCATGTAGATCGTCGAGCGAGCCGCCGCCCCGGCCCCCGGTCTCCCCATCCTCTGGCGACGTCTGGCCGCCGAGGAGGACGTTGAGCGGGGTGACCAGGTCGTCCCCGCCGTCGATGGGCGGCATGTTGATGCGGGAGCGGATCTCGTTCGTCGTGAACACCGGGCGACCCGTGACCTTCACCATCGACTCGTACTGCAGCTCCGGGTTCCCCCGCATCTGCGCGTCGAGATCGAACTCGACATACAGGCCATCCCCGGGCTGAACGGCGTCGACCAGGCAACGGTTCAGTGCGCCCTCCAACGCCCCGCTGTAGGGCTTGAGGTAGACCCCGTAGAGAGCCGTGAGGAAGGCCTGCATGTTCGAGAAGTTGCCCTGGCGCAGCCCCATGAGCTCCGCTGGAATCCCGTACGCGTTCGCGACGTCGATCTTCACCTGGGTGCGGGCATCAAGGTCGGCGACGTCGATCGGCTTGAACCCGCCGAGCTCCTGCGGCTTCATGTTGTCCTCGAGGAGGAGGCCGCCGCCGGCCGAGGAACCGCCGGCCATGAACTCGCGCATGCCGCGGCCGAACCGGTCCCTGGACTCCTTGTCCGGCCACGGCTTTTCCCGCAGGATCGCCAGGGGCGTGCGCAGTCCGTTCTTGTTGACCTGCTCCCGGTAATCCATTGACGAGCCGTACTCCGCCAGGACCCGCTTCAGCGTGCGCAGCTGGGAAGAGCCCTTCGCTCCCGATGTCGCGTAGCCGACGTCGATGAGGAACGGGTCCTGCCCCGCTTTCAAGTCCCGGGTGTTCTCCGGGTCGACGAAGATCCGGACTCCTGTGATCTCATCAAAGGCGTCCGCCTTCACCTGCCACCGGCGCCCCGGGATCCGCCGCAGGAAGAACCCACGGTCATCAGCCTCCAGGGTCGCCAGCATCCGGTCCGTCAGGAGCCCGTCAGAGATCAACGCGTACCAGAACCGCATCGGTCCGAGCGGCCCGCGCGTCGGGTTCGCGATCAGGTCCGCCAGGGGCCCGTCGGTGACCCGCTCACGGGACCCGTCCGGATTCTTCCGGTACACCTTGAGAGGCATCGCCGAGACGTGGCGGGCGATGAAGTCCACGACCGTACGCACCGGCGGAGACCGGTAGCCCTTTTCCGACGTCGAGTCGGCGTCGTAGGACAGGAGAGAGACACCCGGATCGACCAACTCGATCCCTCGGGCCTGCGCCCAGTCGTTCAGACGCCCCAGCGATTCGAAGACAGCCATGGGATCACCGGACCTGCATGTACTTCACGGAACCCTCAGGGATCACCATCAGCCCATCGATCGGGACCGGGCCCGACAGAGGGTCGATGGCCTGGGCGTGGTCGAGGACGATCACGCCGCCGCCAGCGCCTTGGAGGGTTCCCCGCACATCGATCCCGCTGGCCGAGACGACCACGGTGTGGCCAAGGTGCTTCCTGAAACCACGCATCGGTGCCCCTCTCTAGAACGTCATGAGGTCGTAGTCCTGATAGGCGGAGCCCGCGGACACCGGCTCCTGTGTCTCCAGGGCCCACAGGGCCACCGTCTCCGCAACAGCCGGAGCGACGTCGGTCTCCGACTTCACACGACTCCACGCGTCGTTCTCCGCATACTTCGAGGTGACGCCGCCCTCGATAGCCAGGCGCATCACCGGCTGGGCGACAGTCACCAGGGCACCGTCACGGACCCGGTCCTTGAACCGGCCCGTCGCGATCCCGATCGTGCTCCCGTCCACCGAGTGCACCGTCAGCCCCGCATCCTGCAGGGGCTTCACGAACTCCATGGCTGGGCAGCCCTTCGCCTGCACCGCCACCTCGAGCTGTCCCGACTCCTGGGCGAGATCCGTCAGGAAGCCCGGAACCCACAGCATCCCCGCCCGCTGCACGCGGACCGTCGTGAACGGTCGGCCGTCGGAGAGCCGAACCGCTGCCGCGATGTAGGTCATCGATCGGTCCTGGGCCGTGTCCACGCCCCACACCGTCCGCGCGCCGACCGGGATCAGCTCTGCGACCTCGGCCGCCGGCATCGTCGTCGCCTCGAAGTCGTTGACCTCGATGTAGGACACCACGCGGGCATCCACCCACTGGCACAGGACCTCCGTGCGGTAATCCGCGTCCGGCATCGTCCCCGCGTCTGAGACGCACGCTTCGACGGTGATCTCCGATCCGTAACCGATCGAGGGGTTCGCCTGCAAGATGCCGTCGACGTCGTCCTTCTCGCACCCGTCGGACGCCGACCACTCGAAGAGCGCCAGGGACGTGTCATGGTCGTTCGCGAACTCCTCGGCCGCCAGGATCCCCGACGCCACGTAGCGATCCCACTCGTCGAGGAGCTCCAGGCCGACGTCGCGCTGCTTGCGCAGCACCACGGCCTTCGGGCTCCCCGCGTTCGAGATCCCCCACAGCTGCCCCGACCAGAACGACTTCGACGTCTGGGACACGGCGTTCCACGCGACCCAGTTCTCCTGCTCGCGCAGCTCATCCATCAGGACCCGGGCGGCCGGCTTCCCGCGAGCGCTCTTCGCCGCGCGGATCTCGTAGTGGGCCCGGGAACGTCCGAAGATGCACTCCTTGCCGTTGGTGTCGATGACCTTCGCTGTCTCCGCCTGCAGGGCCGGGATCGCCAGCTCCGCCTCTTCCTGCGTCTCCGGCTCCGGATCGCACCAGGACTTCACCGAGGCCCACGGCTCGCGGGCGATGTCGAGGTTCTGAGCGGTGCCGACGATCTTGAACTTCACCGGCGGGACGCGGTCGGGGCGCCGCTGGGCGTCCACGAACAGCCACCAGGCCGCCAATACGCTCGCCAGGAGCGTCTTTCCATTCTGTCGGGCCACCAAGACGATTACCCGACGGAACCGATACCGACCGTCCGGGAGAAGTTCCAGTGCGTGGATGAGGAGCCACTTCTGCCAGGGCCTCAGCTCGATGCCGAGGAAGATCCTCGCGAACTCGATCACCTCAAAGCCGAGGCTGGTCTCCGGGGTGAGCTCGCGCAGCGGTTTCGTCCAGAGGCGGGGCTCCGTCTTCCCGAAGTGCTCCGCCACAGGCCATCACCCCTCACACCGCCTGGTCTCCCCCTTGCTTCCTGGCCCTCCAGGCCTGGAGCCCAGTGGGCTGGGCCGGGGAGGATTCGTCGTCGGAGACCTTCGCGACGGCTGGCACGGACGCCGGAGTGATCTGCAGCTCGGCGCACCCCTTGATGTAGGTGGGGATCGTTCCGAACGCCGCCTTCTGCAGCGCTTCCGGTCCCTCACGCTGAGCCTCGTCGATCAGCCAGGCCAGCGTCTCCACGGCGGCGATCGCACCGGAGAACTCCAGATGCCCCTGGAGGTGCTTCGCTGCCGCCACGGACTCCCGCGTGGCCTTGAGGACGTACCCGTTCTGACGATGCGGCACCAGCGGCTTCGCCGGAGGGACGAACCTATCGCCCCAGCCCTTGAGCGCTTTCAGCGTCTCCCGTTCGACGGCCAGCATCGGATGAGGGACCGGCTTCCCGTTGCGGTCCTCGACCAAGACGCCCTCCCGGGCGACCTGGGCCCGACAGTCCCGGATGATCGCGATCTGAGCGCAGTAGGTTTCCAACTCCGGTCCCACGATGGTCTCCGGTCGAGGATGTGCCGCGACGATCTCAAGCCAGACCGCCTTCACTCCGTCATCGACATGATCTGGGGGAGGGAACTCACCCTTGTCAGCCGTTCCCGCCACGCTCGCCACTTCCCCTCAACGGGCCCGTGAAGACCCCCGGGACCGCAGGACGATCCGCATACTCGGGCCGCAACTCCCGTAAGCGCCTCGCCAGTGCCGACCGCGAGCGCACCCAACCGAGTTCGCGCATCGCGGCGTCGATCGAGATGCGTGGGTAGCGCTCCAACATGGCGCGGATCTGAGGGTCCGACGCCCGGGCGATCGTCGTCTCCGACGCTCTGCGCACGTAGCGTGTGCGGGCCCCAGGGGCGATCGCAGCTCGAATCGCCGACTCAGAGATCCCCAGTTCCCTGGATACGGCCCGCACGGACAGTAGGAAGGCGTATGCGCGACGAACGTCGACCCGATCTCTCAATTCGACCCCCCACCGACATTCACGTGGACGGTTTTCCGGCATTCTCAACCCCCCGGGGTCGGAACCGACCGGGGAGAGAGGAAGCGAGCGCACGGGAGGTAGGCCACCCCCAGGCGCCCCCACGATCCGAACGCCCCTCCCCCCAACCGCTCGTGGCGGTCGACCCACAGACACCGTCGAGCAGGTCAGCTCACCACCACTTCGGAACCTCGTCACCCAAGTCGCCAGCCGGCGGCCGGCGACCGCGCTGCCGGTTGCACAAGCGATGCGAGTGCCGAAACCCCGCCGGATCCTCCTGCAGGTCCGGACGCTCTGCCACGGGGTAGTAGTGGTCAAGCTCGTGGGACTCCTCGGTAGTCCCCGGCTCCGCGTCGTAGTCGATACGGCCCCGACAGATCCAGCACACCGCCTGGTCCCGAGTCGCAGGATCAGCATCCAGACGCCGACCCTCCTCGAAGAACACATCACGCAACGCATTCATGCGCCGCGTGTTCACCCGCATCGTCGACACGCCGGACACCTCCGTTCCCAGCGTCGCCGAATTGCTCGATCAAATTACGACCTCGCCGCCCGACGGATGCTCGGTTGGTGTACCGCCGTCCTTTCTCCGGAGCCTCGCCTCCCGGAAGCGCGAGAGGTTCGCGGGACGTTGGAAGATCTCCTCCAGCAGTGCCGTCATGAAGTTCAGGACGTCATCACATTCGTCTTCGCTGACTTCGTGGACGAAGTCTCCATGAGCCATGTCATTCCCGATGAACCGGATCTCATGGGCCGTCTCAGCCAACTGTGGGTTGATCAGACGATCAGCGTCCAGAGCGTCGATCTTCTCCTTGAGGTTTCCCCTCGTCTTCCCCTTGCTCTTGGCAACAGCCTCGACGACAGCTCGCGCCAGCAACACGGCCGCGCGATACGAGCGGATGCTGTAGCACGCGTACGCCTCAGACGCTGCACTTCCGATCTCGTCAGGCACGTCATCGAACCTCCTCCCGAGCAACGTGACCGGCCACCATTTGATCAGTGCGTCCGGGCTCTCGAAGTAGTCGTCCGACTCCTTCGCATACGATGTGACACTTTCCATCATCCCGATTGAGAGGATTCCGCAGTTGTCGCATTGATACGCCCGAGTCCACGTTTCCTCATCACGTGATTGATGAGAACTCCCTGCGGGAGTCATATGAGATTCGGTCTCGCAAAACCAGCAACGTCGTTGAGCCATGAGGTCAATCCTGCCTCACGTCCGGGTCTCCATGCGGCAAGGCGAAGGGCCCGACCGGTCTGGTCGAGCCCCTAGGCATACCTCTGCCACTTGCACCGACATTACACCGCGCGCTGATCAGCCCGCGCGAGGAGTCCGATATCGGCGTGTCGCGCGCTCCTGACGGAGACAATCCGGCCACGACACCCAGAGTTCGCGCGCGATCTTCTGAGACCGGACCCGGCCTCGATGCGCCCACACGATGACCAGGCCACGAGACACCCCTGGCAGACGATCCTCGACCTGAGCTGGGCGCAGCCATTCCTCGCCGTCACCCGCACGCACGGCCGGTCTGATCCTGAACCGTCACCGCCACGGTGCGCGTCCACTCGTCCTCCACCCACTGCGCCCCACACTCCGGCTGCGAGCACCACACGAACGCTGCGGCCCGGGCGACCGCCGGCGGCCGGTAGCGCAACGACCAGCACCCACAATCGGGGCACGGCATCGGCACGTCGTGCTCGCGCTCGGCCATCGGCCACCGCGCCAAGGCCGTGGCGACCTGGGCGCACAGCTCTCGGCGCATGTCCGGCGCCCACGACTGCCCCGCCACCCAGTGCAGGCGCGGCAAGAGCCACCGCACCGTGTCCTCCACGCCGCGCTGGGAGGCGAACGTGCGCTCCACGTCAGGGCGGTAGAGCTGGCCCGTGTCCGGGTCGCGGCGCCACGCCGGCCTGGAGAACCGCCACCCCCGGGCGGGCGGGCCCTGGAGGCGGTCCGGGTTCTCGGCCACGATCTCATCCACCCACGAGCCGAGCATGCCCACGAGCTCATCAGCCGTCTCCAAGGGCGCCGGATAGAGCGACCGGGATCCCGCCACGGCCTGCCCTCCGCCCTCACGGCCCTGCGGAGACGACACGCCGGGCTCGGCCAGCACGCGCAGGTGAGCCGTCAAGCCCGGAATGTCCACCACCGCGCCCACGAGACGCTGATAGCACCACCGGCACAGCACGCCCTCGGACGTCTCCCGCGGCTGGCATCCCGAGCAGTCCTCGTCCTGGCAGGACTCCAGGTGCTGGCCCCTCACCACACACCCACTGGCACACCACACGACCGCGCTCACCTGTGCTTCCTCCTTCTGCGCTTGACGTCCCGCTTGACGTCCCGTGGGGGACTCGGCGGACTGCCTGACCCGGCCCACTCCGGCCAGTCCCGGCCCTTCCCTTCCCGGCCCCTTCCCGACCCGACTCGACCCGTCCCTACCCGACCCGGCAACTCGCTTATTGCAGGGCCTGTAGGAGTCGAGTCCAAATCGAGTCCAGTCGAGGAACTGGCACGAAGTGTCCCGGAGGAGGCGCTACCCGCGGACACAGCGTGATCAGCACTGCCGGGGTCAACCTCCTCCGGAGACTCCTCTGGCACTCCACCACCACCGAGGGGTCCTGCGGTGCCGGGGCCACCGGTGGAGGGACCCTCGGACACGGCGTGATCATCGCCAGCGGGGTCGACCTCCTTCGGGATGCCCGCGGACGCGCCGCCGGACTGGTCGGGGGCCAGGACACCGGGGTCAACCACTCCACCCGCGATCGCGCCCGCCTGGGGCGCGTCTGAGGTCGTAGCGGGACCCGCGGACGCATCCGGCGCCGAGGTGGTGAGGTAGCCGTACTTGGCCAGGTACTTCCTGGCCCACGTGCCATACCTCGGACGGGCGGGGACCGGGAGGAGCGTGTGGTGCTTGTCCCAGTCGCCGAGCTCGTCGTCTTGCCGTTCGGAGTTGCAAGCCGAGCAGCACACGACGAGCGTGTCAACGGTCCCTTCCTCTCCCGGATGGAGATGGTCCAGGGTGCCCTTGAACTTGCTTTGCTTGCCGGACCAGTAGACGCCGCGCCCGCACCACCGGCAGTTGTCGCCGTCGCGCTGCAACACGGGGCCCTTCAAGGCGGGGTTACGACAGTCGTTGTTCTGCTGGCGTTCACGCTCGACGTCGGCCTTAAGACGGATGTGGAGGAAGTCGGGATCATCGTCAATCAGCTTCAGCTTCTTCACGCCGTCGACCTCGACCCAGCTCATCAGCCCGACCGCGGTCGCGAACTCGATGAGCTGCTGGGCGTTGCTCCCGCCCATGAGCAGCGCGGTCCCGAGATCCACGAGGTAGTCCATCTTGTGCTTCGCGGACTCCTTCGCGCAGCGATTGACGAACCCGTCGACCTCGTTGACGGAGCGCCCGTCAGCCCCTGGAAGGGTCGCCACCTCCATGAGCTTCGGGTAGGTCGCGCCCTCATCACCCTCACGCACCCACGCCATCCGCCAGTCCTCATCTCCTCCACGCGCCAGTCGTCTGCCTGCGGGCCCCGGAGGGCCCCGCTCACTTCCCTCGTCACGGCCACCCATAGGCACCTTCCTTCGACTCGGCCTCTTGGACGTCGCCGAGGCGGCGGTACCAGGCCTCGCCGGTCTCGAGGCAGTAGTGGGGAGTGCCACGCCGGATATGGGACGCCCACTCATCGCAATGCAAGGTGACCCGTTCATGGATGGTGCTGCGGCACCCGTTGATCCACGGAGTGCGCACCACGGTCAGGGTCGCGTCACACAGCGACGACTCAGCAGGGCGAGGCATCGTCGACATGGTCACGCTGCCTCCACCTTGCCCACCCCAATTGTGTATGACACAATATGGGGATGGCGATCAAGTTCTTCCGGTCCGCACGCCGCCACCGCATCGGGAGAGCCCACGCCCTGTACGTCATGCGGACCGGGACCGTGACGCCAGTCGTCACCAAGAAAGGCGAATACGGAGTCCTCTACACCGGTGTCGACGACCGGGGCGTGCCCCTGGAGATCATCGGTTTCGTCGAGGACGGAGACCTCTACATCGTCCACGTCATGCCCACCAGCTTCGACCACCAAGGAGGAGACCATGAATGACACCGACCTGCGGTACGACCCGCAGCGCGACCACGTCGAAGGCGGATATGTCGAGCACATCACCCGCAGCGACGGCACCCGGCTCAGTGACCAGGACGTCGAGGAGATCATCGCCGACGTGCGCGAGGCCGCGCGGGCCGGGCGCCCCTCCCTGACCGCGCCGGGACGCCACTCGCCCACCGTGTCCCTGCGCCTGAGCGCAGAAACCGCCGACCGCCTCGCCCAGCGCGCCCAGGCAGAGGGGCGGCGCCGCTCCGACATCATGCGCGACGCCCTCAACGCATACCTGCGCACCGCCTGACCGCAGGCGGGGTGATCAGTCACAAGGATCCCGCTCCGCGTCGTGGTCAGCGCGGCACGTGAGCGAATTCTTCGGGTGCGGTGTCGTCGGCATGGTCGCGCCTGGCCTTCTGGAGCGAATAGGCTTCCGTCATGAGTTCTGATGACTGGACCCCGCTTTCGGTGCGTACAGGTCTTCGGCAGCCGTGGGAACCAGTCGATGGGATCCCAGACTTTCTCTGGCCTCCGATTCAAACTTGGTTGATGAATGCCTTTGAACCGGTTGACGCATTCGATCGGCCTCCCACTCCCCAGAAGGTCGGTCTTGCTCTCCATATTCCTGTCGAAGATGACGACAGTGATGCGGCGTTCTTTCTGGTCGAGGAGCTCTCGAAAGATCCGGTCGCGGCTCTTGACGCGGTCGACTTCCTGCTTTATAAGGGAGCGGAAGCTAGTTCGCTCGCCAAGCTGCTCGACGACGTCGACCACAAGTTCAGAGTCGATGGTCCCTCTCGACAACTTATGCTCAGAGTCGATCAAACAAGTCAGCACATGTACGACCGAGCCACCACACCGAACGATCATGCGTCTGCTCTCCTCGCCTCAGCGTGGGCGAAGACGTTCTCACGCGATCGAGACCCATCGGGAGCTTGGGCCGACGCGATAAAAGCCATCGAAGAGCTTCTCAAACCGATCGTGACCCCCAACGACTCGTTGGCCACTCTCGGGAAAATGCGAGGTGCCCTGCAAGCCTGCCCCGAGAAATGGGAATGCGATCTCGCTGAGCGACCCGCGAATGCGAAACCTCCCAGACGAAGCCCCGTCGAAGTATTCATCGACGTACTCTGGCTGATCCCATACGCACCAGACCGACACGGCGGATCCGGCGCCACGGATGTCAACGACGCAACGTCACGCACGGTCGTCCTCCAAGCCGTCACTATCTGTCAATGGCTCCGCGACGGTGTTCTGCGCCAAGCCAATGAATGAGCGGGATCGCCTGTTCATCGCCGCGATCGCGGCGTCGGCCTGCAGTTCCGCAAGATCGCGACCGGATTCAGGCTTTACCCCAGCAATCGCATCTCTGACCGCTTGACGAGCAGACAACGGCACCCACGTCTCGTTCAGCCCCACGAGCCGTGTGGTCCACGCGGCGGCGAGCGCGGCGAGCTGCGTGAGTTCCTCCACGAGGTTGCCGGCGTGGTCCTGGTCGTAGGTGAGGCAGCGCGCGACTTCGCCGAGCTCTTCCACGAGGGCGGCCACGCGCTGCTCATCAGTCGGGGCGTCCGCGTCGAGTGTCATTCCCGCGTGCTTGAGGCAGGCCAGGTCGTACTCCTCGCGCATCGCCTCCTTGGGGTCTGCGATGTCGAGGTTGGCCATCCAGCCTGCGCACCGGTTCACGACCTCCAGGAGGACATTGACGGACGGCCGGCAGCAGGCGTCGCCGACCCACAACGCCAGCGTGGCGAGGTCCGGCGCCATGCTCACGCGCGGGACGACCTGGTCGAGCGTGAGATCCAATGGGTGCGTCATTGTCATTGTTTCCCTTCGGGGGTGATGGTGAGGACGATCCGGTGCCAGCCCCTGGGGAGCTCGCGGGGAAGCGGCTCACCGTGCCTGTGGTCGGGGCCAACGACGTGCGTGTGGTCGTCGTCTGCGAGCACCCGGGCATCGCGCAGTCCGTCGACGATCGCTTTCGTCGAGTCGGCCGCGTTGTTCGGGTCAGAGATCCCTCGGGCCCGGCCGTGGACCGTGGCCACGATGCGCACCCGGCCCACACAGGGCGCGAGCCCCTGAGACCTAGCGAGCACGGCGGCCCGCCTGCGCAGCCGCATCACGCGGCCAGCACGCGCCTTGTAATGCCCATACCGCCCGTTGGCTGACAGCCACTCGTTGGACGGGATGTCGACCGTCAGCGTCCAGGCCCCGGCTGTCACTTCGAGCCCCCAGCACGGTCCCGATCGCGGATCCGCTGAGCGCACATCGAGCACAGGTCCGCCTCCACCCACCAGCAGGTCGGCCAGCACGCGCGAGCATCCGTGCACCCGCACACCCGGCACTGCCGCTCCGCGGCAGGAGTCGAGAGCGGGCATGGGCGCTGGCGCGTCTCGACGATGTGATCACGGGCCTCGCCCAGCGCCTCGATGAGCGGGCGCACCTGCTCGGCCGGCAGACGCACGTTCGTGTGGCGGATCCCGTCTTTCGTCACGTGGGACAAGACCAGTTCCTCACCGGCGATGACCTCCAGATCCAGGCCACCCGACCCCGAGAACCTCGCCACCTGGGTCATGCCGCGTCACCGCCCTCGTCCGGGTCCGCATCCGGGCCGGCCTCGTCGGGGCCGTCCCCGCCGAGATCGCCGTCGACGTCGTCCCAGATCGGCTGGTCCACGAAGTCCGGGCCCGCAGAGGCGTCGCGGTCGGCGCCGGCCGCGTCCGGGCCGCCTGTGTCTGGGTTGTCCTCGTCCGGGAGGACACCATCCCCGTCGACTCCCGCCGCGGCCCGCTCCATGGTGTCGCGCAGCATCGCCGCGACATCGTCGGCCAGGTCCGCCGCCACCAGCACCATGCGCGGCGTTCT